GCACAGGATTCCAAAACTCCCTATCGCCATCAAAATGGCGAAAGCACTGCATACAACAGCTGAATACATTATGGATCAGGAAACTGATGACCAGGAAACAGCCTATTATCGTGCATTGCGATGTGCTGAGCAGTTTGCTTCCGAGTGGTCGAAAGATCAGAAGAAGGCATTGATTAATGCCATTTTAGAGTAATATACAGTTTTTATACCAGATCTTTGTGTATATTATGGATCGATATTTCTTGCTATATATACCGTTTAGAGTGATTAATATAGTACCGCAAGGAAACCACACAAAAAACGGAGGGCAAGACAATGACAGAACTTCAGAACTTCCTCGATGGATACGGATTCGGGATCAGCGTAAAGGAACTGGCACACAGAGCTTACCGCCACATGGAAAGCAAAGGCCACAAGGTTTGCATGGTCAACGAGCGCTACCTGGAGGTCGATGGAACTACATACCTTTTCAGCAAGAGCAGGAAGCACGGGCACTGGATCGCAAAGGCATTTTAAGGAGGGGCGGGAGTAAAACAAAGGTTGATGCAATTTCAAGGTAAAACTGTTAAAATGAGGGTAGAACAATCTACCCTTATTTTTTTTTGTGGAGAAAGGAGCGAAATGGTAAAAAAAGAATTTGTAACACTGCCGCTGGATGCGATCATTCCATATGAGAAAAACCCAAGAATCAATGATGATGCTGTGGCAGACACCATGGAAAGTATCAAACAGTGCGAGAATCTTGACCCGATTGAGATTGATGAAAAGAACGTCATTCTCTCCGGCCACACGCGCCTGAAAGCGCTGAAGAAGCTGGGCTATGCGGAAACAGAATGCGTAAGGTATTCCGGTCTCTCAGAGGATCGTAAAAAGAAATACCGGATCCTTGCCAACAAGGTGGCGGAGAAATCAAAGTGGGACATTGACCTTCTGGCCGGTGAATTGGATGGGCTGGACTTTGACGGTTTCGATTTCGGCTTTGATGTTGATCTGGATCAGCGAGAAGAAGATCCTGTGGAAGTGCGAGAGGACGATTATGAACTTGTCCTGCCGGAAAAGCCGAAAAGCAAGCCGGGAGATATCTACCAGCTTGGACGGCACCGCCTTATGTGCGGCGACAGCCTGTCTCCTGAAAATATCGCCTTGCTGATGGACGGATGCATGGCAGATATGATCCTGACGGATCCTCCATACAATGTGGACTATGAAGGAACCGCAGGGAAGATCAAAAACGACAATATGGAGGATGAACACTTCCGCAAGTTCCTGACAGATGCATTCAAAGCTGCGGACGGAGTTCTGAAGCCAGGCGGCGCGGTCTACATCTGGCATGCGGACAGCGAGGGTTTCAACTTCCGTGCTGCATGCAAGGACGCGGGATGGAATGTCCGGCAATGCCTGATCTGGAACAAAAACAGCCTCGTTATGGGACGCCAGGACTACCAGTGGAAACATGAACCGTGCCTCTATCTGTGGAAGGAAGGAGCCGCGCATTTCTGGAACAGCGACCGGTCCCAGACAACTGTGATCGACTGCGACAAACCGAAAAAGAATGACATCCATCCAACAATGAAACCGGTGAAGCTGTTCGACTATCTTATTCAGAACAGCAGCAGGAAAGATGAAATTGTCCTGGACATGTTCGGCGGCTCCGGCACAACCATCATCGCATGCGAGCAGGACGGACGGTCCGCAAGGGTGATGGAGCTAGATCCAAGGTATGTTGACGCAACTATAAAACGATATGAAGAATTCACAGGAGAAAAGGCGGTGCTGATCAATGGTTAAAAAAGAACTTGTCAAATATCGCAACGGAGTGGTTTGAGAAGAGGTGATATAATGCGGAAAACAATGAATCTGACGCTTTTCTATGCGCTCGGGGGACAGATCGAGCATGAGCTTGTGTATGAGGGTGAGTCGATGATTGATATAGCACGTCAGATTGAAAGTGATGAAAACATGTTGCTCGATTATATGCGCTCGGGGGACAGCAAGGGCGAGAAATGCTTTGTCCTTGGTGGCTTCATGTTCAGGAAGGACGGTATTCTGGCTGCGCAGATCACGGAAGGGGTGATATGATGGCTCAGAGGGGAAGACCGCTTAAGGAATTTGACAAGAAGACGTTTGAGGATCTTGTCAGCCTTGGATGCTCACAGGAAGAAGTCTGCTGGTTCTTCCGAGATGAAAACGGGAAACCGGCAAACATCGACACGCTGTCAAGATGGTGCAAGAGAACGTTCGGTCTAAATTTTCAAGAGTATTATAAAAGTACAGGGCTGATGGGCCTGAAAATCAAATTACGCCGAAACCAGTTCAAATTATCCGAGAAATCGGCAGCTATGGCTATCTTCCTGGGCAAAAATTACCTAAACCAGAAAGATTCTGTCGAGTACGAAGACACCACCGCGCTTGAACGGCTCGACGCAATTTTGGAAGGGCTGAAGAAGAAGGCAGAGGAAGAAAATGAACAAGCCGCAGAATAGTTACTGTGTCTATATGCACAGAAACAAAACAAATGGAAAATTATACATCGGTATCACACGACAAGATCCTGCGCGAAGATGGCAGAATGGACACGGATACGATCATACGTATTTTGGAAATGCTATATTGAAATATGGATGGGATGGTTTCGACCATGAAATCATAAGTAATGGCCTTACGAAAAAACAAGCATGTGAACTTGAAATCCATATGATAGCCAAATACAAAACAAATCAGCGTGAATTTGGATATAACATTTCAGAAGGTGGACAAACTTGTGATTGCGTAATTTGTAAAACCGGTGAGGATCATCCCAATCATCAACGCGTAAAAATGATAGATCCATGCACAGGTGAAATAGTTCGTATTTTTGGCTCACAAGCAGAAGCAGCTCGTATACTGGGTATAAACCGAAAAGGAATAACGAAAGCATGTCTCGGAATTGGTGTCGTTACATATCGTGGTTATATTTGGGAATACGCCGACAAAGACTATGAAAAACCAGGCAATCCAGGCGTTGGCAATTATAAGCATGATAAAATTCAAAAACCAATTAAAATGATTGATGTGGATAAGAGCATCCATGAATATAAAAGCATAAAAGAAGCGGGAGCTGCATTAGGAATGCGGCCAAATACAATAGCAAGATACTTGAGCAGAATTCGTAAAGATCATTCTGGAAGGAGGTGGTGCTATGTTTGAGCTTGATTTTTCATCGAAACAGAATGAATATATTTGCAATGCTAACCGAAGATGGAATCTCAAGGTCGGCTAGGTGCTGTGCGCTCCGGGAAATCCTTCGTAGACGTGAATTACATGATCCCGCAACGGCTGGTCAGCATGAAAGACAAGACAGGACTCAACCTGATCCTTGGTGTCAGCCGAGAAACCATCGAGAGAAACGTGCTGCAGCCGATGCGGGAAATGTATACGGACCGTGTGGTGGGTGCGATCAATGGCCGGAACGTCGCAATGGTCTGTGGTGTCCCTGTTTACTGCCTGGGCGCGGAGAAGATTTCCCAGGTTGCAAAGATACAGGGTATGTCGGTCAAGTATTGCTATGGTGATGAAATTGCGAAATGGTCGCCTGAAGTCTTCGCCATGCTCCAATCGCGTCTCGATAAACCATACTCTTGCTTTGATGGTGCTTGTAACCCGGAGTACCCAGGGCATTGGCTCAAAACTTTCATAGACCGCAAAGATATTGATATCTATGTGCAGAAGTACACGATTTTTGACAATACGCATTTGTCTCCAAAGTTTGTCGAGGATCTGTGCAAAGAGTATGAGGGTACAGTTTACTATGGACGCTACATCAAAGGTGAATGGACGCTTGCGGAAGGTCTGATCTATCCCAAGTTCGAGGATGCCATTCAGACGCCACCAAAGGGCATAGGAGACGAATACTGCATATCAATGGACTATGGGACCATGAACGCTTTTGCGGCGCTTCTGTGGGCAAAATATGGAGATACGTGGTATGCTGTGAGAGAGTATTATTACTCAGGACGCGAAGAAGGTGCGCAGAAGACGGATGAAGACTATGCGAAAGATATTGACACATGGTGTGCGGATATCGAACCTCCTCCGGGTGGAAAGCTGCCGGTTATCATTGACCCGTCTGCCGCTTCATTCATTGCATTGCTGCGGAAACGAGGTCACAGGTACAAAGTCATTAAAGCTGACAATGCTGTGGCAGATGGGATCCGGGAAACAGCAAATGCGCTCAGTAACGGATACATGAAAATCTCACCTGAGTGTAAAAAGTGGAAATGGGAAGCCGGAGGGTACGTCTATGATGATAAATCCCTGGATGATTCGCCGCTGAAAATCAATGATCATTTGATGGATGCAACCAGATACTTCACGAAAACGAAGCACATTATCAGAAAAGCATTGAGGAGAAATGCCACATGATTTATACGTATCAGGATCTTTTAAAGATTGGCAACAATGAAAACAAACGGATGGAATTTATACAAACTGTTATCTATTCGCACAAAGAATCAGACATGTACAAAGAAGCGGTCACAGCTCAGGCGTATGATAAAAAACACAATGTGACAATTGTTAATTACCGGAAACTTTTATACACGATTTCCGGTGTTGCAGTGCCGGATAACTATAGCGCAAATTACAAGCTGTGTTCAAACTTTTTCAATCGTTTTGTGACGCAGCAGAACCAGTTTCTGCTTGGAAACGGCATCTCGATGACAGAACAAAGTGAAAAAGACAAACTTGGAAAAGACTTTGATACTCGCCTGCAGGAGCTTGGCAGAAATTCGCTTGTTGATGGTGTAAGTTTTGGGTTCTGGAATTATGACCATCTTGAAGTTTTCCGGCTGACAGAGTTTGTGCCGTTGTGGGATGAGGAAACAGGTGCGCTTGCTTCAGGTGTGCGCTTCTGGCAGATCGATCCGTTTAAGCCGCTTCGTGCAACACTGTACGAAATGGACGGATATACGGAGTACATCTGGCGCAATGGCAGCGGCGAAGTATACAAGCCAAAGCGCAAATACGTTCTGAACGTCGCACAAGCTCCTGTAGGCGATTTTGAAATTATAGACGGGTATAACTATCCATCTTTTCCAATCGTGCCGTTGTGGGGCAATCCTATGCGTCAGAGCGAGCTTGTAGGCATCCGGGAACAGATCGATTGCTATGATTTGATCAAGAGTGGTTTTGCAAACGACCTGGATGATGCCAGCCAAATCTACTGGACGATCCAGAATGCAGGAGATATGGACGATATCGACCTGGCACAGTTTGTTGAGCGGATGAGAACTATAAAAGCGACAGCCGTTGAAAATGAAGGGGCAAAAGCTGAATCACACACGCTGGAAGTTCCGTATGCAAGCCGCGAGGCATTGCTTGAACGCATCCGCAATGATCTTTATGATGATTTCATGGCACTCGATGTAAAAAACATTACAGGAGGTTCAGCAACAGCCACACAGATCCGTGCATCATATGATCCGATGAACAACAAAACGGATATGTACGAATATTGTGTTATGGATTTTATTGACGGGTTATTCTACCTTGTTGGCATTGAGTCAGAAGCATCCTTCACACGGTCCATCCTGGTGAATGCGCAGGAATCCATACAGGTTATTTTACAGTCAGCGGAATACCTGCCACGGGATTACGTCACAAAGAAAATTGTTGAGATCCTGGGCGATGGTGACAAGTATGAGGAAATCCTTAAACAGCTTTCAGAGGAAGAAGCGGACCGATATGCAGGGAGTGATGAAGAATGATACTCGATCCGGGCAGAAGGGAAACGGATGAAAGACTTGCGAAAATTGAAAAGAAATTGCATGAGATTTACAGCCAGTCATACAGCGAACTGAAAGAAAAAGCAGACAATTATTTTGAGAAATTCCGCAAAGCTGATCTGGAAAAAGCAAAACTTGTAAAGGCCGGTCAGCTGTCTGAGGAAGAATACCGGAACTGGCGCAGGACACAAATGCTCAGGGGAAAACATTGGAATACGCTCAAAGAACAGTCAGCATCATACATCCATAACGTAAACAAAATTGCAACCGCTTATGTCAATGACCAGTTACCTGACATATACACTCTGAATTACAATCTCAGTGCCAGGGATATTGAAAACACTGTGGATAAAATCTCGTTTGAGATGGTGGATGCAAGGACAGTGAAAAACCTGTCCCTTGCAGATGGTAAATCATTTTTGCCGTATAAGAAACTCGATCCAAGGAAAGACATTCCATGGAACATGCGGAAGATCAACAACGAAATGCTGCAGGGGGTCCTCCAGGGAGAAAGCATACCGGAAATAGCACAACGCTTTATCAATGTCGGCGTTGCCAATGAGGTCTCTGCCGTTCGTGCTGCGCGTACCATGATGACCACGGTGGAAAACAGTGCAAGGCTTGATTCTGCGAAACGTGCGCAAGAAAACGGTGTAATCCTGGGGAAAATATGGCTATCCGTTTCAGACAGCCGCACACGAGACTGGCATAAGCAGGCCGCTTATGATTATGCGGATCCGATTCCGATTGATGATCCGTTTATTGTGAATGGTGAAGAAATGGACGCTCCTGGTGATACGCGTGCATCCGGCTCAAATGTCTATAACTGTCGTTGTTCGCTGGGGCGTCGCGTGCTTGGGTTTAAGTCCATACTCCCACAGGATAAGCAAGGCAAGATAAAGGTGGTATTCGAAGATGAATAACATGACGATCAAAATTGAGGACCATACGCCTGAAGTGTTAGCAGCATTGCAAAATGCTATAGACAGGGCATTGGTTGCCATTGGTGAGGATGCTGAGACATATGCGAAAGAAACCATCACACAGAGTGGGCGTGTTGATACAGGCAATCTGCTAAACAGCATTAACCATAATGAGGGTGATGATTTTGTGGCCGTCGGCACTAATGTAAATTATGCGATCTGGCATGAAGTTGGAACGGGTGTTTATGCAGAAGACGGGAAAGGAAGAAAGAGTCCATGGGCATTCAAGGACAGAAATGGAGAATGGCATTACACAAAGGGTATAAAACCGCTTCATTTCCTTCGCAATTCCATTGCTGATCATGTCGATCACTATAAAGATTTGCTGAAGCAAAGCCTGGAAAACGCATAACACGAAACACAATTCAATACAATTTGATAACTGAAACAATAGTTAAAACCTACTAACAAAGTTTTACATACTTTATTAGTAGGTTTTTTATTTTTATTATTTTATTATTATTTATATTATTTTTATTTATATAGTGTGTAGCTAATGAATGAATGAAGTATAATAGTATAAAAGTCCCTATAGAGAAAAAATATAGTAGAGGTTTTAGGAAAATGAATGTAAATGATTCACTAAGTTTTCAGAAAATAAAAAGTATACGACGCACTTGTTAAAACAGGCATAAAATGTTATTATGTGAACATCCGAATAGCGAAGGAATGCTAACGAAGAACAGGAGGATGATGAATTGGCACTGAGCAGAAAATTTTTGTCTGCCATGGGTATTGAAGCGGACAAGATCGACGAGATCATCACGGCCCACACTGAGACTGTGGACGCGCTGAAGGACGAGCGCGACAGATACAAAGCAGACGCTGAAAAACTTCCTGAAGTCCAGAAGAATTTGGACGAAGCGAACAAAAAACTGGAAGAGGCTTCAAAGGCGGATGAGAAGGACAAGTGGAAGGTTAAGTATGACGCGCTGAAGGAAGAGCACGATCAGTACAAGGCCGGAATCGAGTCCGAAAAGACGAAACAGAAAAAGAGTGACGCTTATCGTGAACTGCTGAAAGAAACCGGCGTATCCGAAAAGCGGCTGGCTGCGGTCCTTCGTGTGACAGATCTGGACAAACTGGAATTTGGCGAGGACGGAAAGCTGAAAGACATTGATGATCTGAAAAAGTCAATCAAAGAAGAGTGGTCTGAATTCATCATGCAGCAGCAGGAACAGGGCGCACAGACTGATCACCAGAATCACCCGGAAGGAAACGGGAATAATGGTGGCGGCAATGCTCCGAGCATGGCAAAACAGGCAGCTGCGAAGTATTATGACATGCTGTATGGTACAAACACAAAAGCGGAGGAAAATAAATGAGTTTCATTGGCGATGTAAAGCAGGGGCTTGCATATGCTCCGGGATGGTTCCTCGCTCATGAGGAGTGTGAAAGAAAAACACGGCAGATCGCGCAGAATCATGCGCAGGTTGTGACCGGTTCGGACGGATCAAAGCATGTTCCGATGGGTGCTTTTTATCCGGCAAATGACAGTTCAACTGTCGAAGGAATTGTGTATGAGGATGTGGATGTCACAAACGGCGCGATGCCTGGTTCCGTAGTCCTTAGCGGCGTGGTGTATCTGGACAGGCTTCCGGCATCTCCGGGATCTGGTGTACAGTCTGCACTTGCAGCGAAGGGATTTACTTTTGTGACATCTGCTCCGACTGCCACAAGACCGGATTTCAGCGGAACAACAGGTGGCACAACAGGTGGCACAACTGGCGGAACAACGTGATGATGTAACGGAGTAATCAAATGCCTAGCTACGATGTGGGAAAAAACGAAGTTGTCAACTGGGTGAGGCAGAATTTTGCGGCTGATGCGCGTATACTGGATGTGGGTGCTTGCGATGGCAAGTGGAAAAACCTTCTTCCGGAATACGAAATGGATGCGGTTGAGGTGTGGAAACCTTACTGCAAACAGTTGAAGCCGATGTATAAAGAAGTGTTCAACATGAATATCATTGATTTTCGGTATCGGTTCTACGATTTGATTATCTTCGGTGACGTGATTGAACATATGACTGTAGAAGAGGCTAGAAAGGTTCTCGACTATGCGTACTGGAGATGCCATGATATGATTGTTGCTGTTCCATTCCTGTATCCGCAGGGAGAGTGGCAAGGCAATCCGTATCAGGCGCATAAACAGCCTGAGCTTACGGCGGAATTATTCGCTGAACGGTATAAGGGCTTTGAGGTTCTGCTCGACACTGGAAACAATTATTGTTATTACCACAAAAAGGTTACGGTATGAAGATTTTGATTGCGGTTCCGACATACGAAAACATCTATCCCGACACGTTTAAGTCAATTTATGATCTTGACAGAGGTGGTCATGAAACAGACTTCCAGTTCGTTCGTGGGTATGATGTGGCAAATGCCAGAAATCAGATAGGACGGCTGACACTTGATGGAGGCTATGATTATTGTCTGATGATTGACAATGATGAGGTTGTTCCAAAAGATGCGCTTGTCAATCTGATTGAGACGGATCAGAAATACAAACTGAAGCGCAGTATGGCTGTGGGATATAGCCTCACAAGACCGTCAAACAAACCGAATACGGATGGCAGAACATCCGCTTTCAAATGGGGCGGCAGAGATTATGTGAGGCAGGATGCGTATACGGCTGAGGAATTAAAGGAGCTTAGAGAGGGTGGCACATACAGAGTCCAGATTCGCGGGAGCGGTCTTGCATGTGCGTTAATTCACAGGGACGTATTTGAGGATATGAAATATCCTTGGTTCAAGTGGATTTTATATGACAGCGGTTCTCAGCTTTCTGAAGATCTGTATTTCTGCGAACAATTCAGCTCGGTTACAAGACCGATTTTTGTAGATACAAGAGTTTCCTGCGGCCACATGATGCGTCATATTGATTATGTTTGATAAAACGAGGTGAAAAAATGCCGAAAGTTACATGGGAAGACAATATCCTTGGATTTGTCACAAAGAAAGACTGGCTTGATATCGACTTCAGGATCACAAGACCGGATGATCCGGCAGACATGCTGTTTGATGACCGCAAGACTGAAAACCTTGTGGCTGAATGGCAGAGCATTGCTGCGGAATACCAGATTCCGGTCATGGCACAGTTCCACAGCTTCGATACGGAAGCGCAGAAGACGATCCGCGAGCCGATTGATACACATAACATTGAAAAGGGCCTGATCAAGGTCAAGATCGACCAGTCCGAGCGTATGAGAGCGCTTCTGCGGTCCGGCGTCAACGGTGACGAGCGTCTGTACGAATACGTCATCCGTGATGGTGTAAGGCTTGCGGAACAGGTCATTACCAGGACAAAGGTCGCAAAGAACGAGTTGCTTGCAACAGGACAGGTTACAATCAAGGAGAACAACCTTGACCTGACTGTTGATTATGGCGTACCGGAGGCAAATAAGGCAAAGACGCTTGATTTTGGTGCCAGTGCTGAAGAGGCAATCCCGGATCAGCTTCTGAACATCGTTACGGATGCGAAGTCGTCAGGGACAATCATCAATGGTATTTTCACTTCCGGTAAGATGATCCTGAAGCTGCGGAAGGACGCGAATATTCAGCGGATGATTAACGGCAACAATGGAGTCGGCGCAGTTGTCCGTATGCAGGATATGAGCGACTTCCTGCGTGAAGAGTACGGGATTACACGCGTTATCCCGAATGATTACACTTATCGTGTAAATTCGGAAATTGGCAATGACGGCAGACCGTCGTCGGATACTGAGTATTACTATCCGAGGAATAAGATTACATTCTTCGCCACAAACACGAACGGGCGCGTCGGCACTGGCCTTTGGGGTGATCCGCCTGAAACGGATGTGGCCAGGCTCCTGGATGTGGCAGGAAGCGGGGTTTCCCCGTATGTATACATCACTCAGTGGGCAGAAAATGATCCGGCAGTCCTTTGGACAAAGGCGTCCACGCTGTTTATGCCGGTGCTTTTCAATCCGAAGAGTCTTGTCATTGCGACAGCACAGGAGACACCTGCGGGGGCATGATATGTACAAAGTTATAAAGAGTTTTTCTGATATCCAGGATAACGGCTTTGTATACAGGGCGGGGGATGTATTCCCCCGCCTTGGCAAAGAAGTCACACAGAAGCGTGTGGATGAACTTGCATCGAAAAATAACAAGCGGAAAGAGGCGTTGATCCAGTATATCGAAGAGCATCATATTACTGAAAAATCCATTATAGAAGAGGCTCCTGTCGAAAGAAGGAGGAAGCGTAAAAATGCTGGAACAGATTCTCAGGTCGATTAAGAATTATTTTATCAAAGAGGTCTGGTCTGGCAATTTTAATATTTCAGACGGAAATTTGTCTGGAGTAGACTTCCTGAAGTCAGGGCAGTTTTTCAAGATATATGGATCGGACCTGAATGACGGTGTGTATGAGTATCCGGCAACGGATTTGAGAGACGAAACATTCAAAGGTGAGGTATGGGTTCTTTCTATCCCGCCTGAAATCATAGCACTTTCCAATGAAATCAGCGCGTGGGAAACGGCTAATGCAGACGCCCTGAAGTCCCCATTTTCGTCCGAGAGCTTTGGTGGGTACTCTTATTCCAAGGCAACGTCTGCAAGCGGTTCTGGAGGCTCTGGTGGCGTCACATGGGCATCTGTGTTTGCGAGCAAGCTGAGCAATTGGAGAAAAGCGCGTTATGATACGAATGTCGTCAGGAAAGAATGGGGGTGAGTAAGATGTCATTGCTTTCCGAGTTTATGACTTCATGCGTGATACTGAATAAGCAGACACAGGCAGATGGGTATGGCGGATACATCACAACCTGGATCGATGGGGCCGAGTTCGATGCGGCGATTGTGCTGGACTCATCCATGCAAGCCAGAATTGGAGAAAAGCAGGGCGTCACTGCATTGTATACGATTACGACTACGAAGGCATTGAACCTGCAATATCATGATGTTTTCAGGCGTGTGGAAGATGGGAAGATTTTCAGAGTTACTTCTGACGGTGATGATAAGAAAACACCTCCGAGCGCTGCAATCAACATGAGACAGGTATCTGCGGAAGAATGGGAGTTGCCACATGATTGATAAATGGCAAGGATTGCATTCATTTTGGAGCAGCTTTGATCTTCCTGCTTATGATGAAACAGATGTACCGGAAGACGCCACAATGCCTTATATAACATATGATGCAAGAGTGAGCGGATTTGAAGACACTACTGCTTTGAGTGCGTCTATATGGTATCGGTCTACATCGTGGGCATCCATATCGCAAAAAGTTGATGAAATTGCAAGGGCGTTAACTCCGTACAAACTCATTCCGCTTGAAGACAACCAGTATTTGTTTCTGATCCAGGGATCTCCATTTGCACAGCGGATGCCGGATGAAGATAGTGCAATCCGAAGAATATATATAAACGTGATGGGTGAGTATTTTACAAGATATTAAAGAAAGGAATTAAAAGATTATGGGAATGTTTACTGTCATTTCTGAGGATGTTTTTAATGAACTTCAGGTGGATGCAGGTGTGTTGCTGAATTCTTTCAATCCTGCCAGTCCTACTACGCCAACATCACAGAATATCATTACAGCTACAACAGGAGGCATAACAGCATCATGCACTCCGACGTATGAAGATTTTTTTGCAGATGTTGATAATGCACCAAACAATGTTATGGAAGGCAAACGGATCACCGGATGGGATTGCAAGTTTTCTACGACAGCAATCGGTACATCACCTGAATTGATCAGGCTTTCTCTGGGTGCTGCGGATGTGACGGCTTCAAGTGGAAAAATTGCACCGCGTAGGAATTTAAGCCTTAGCGACTTTGATAGCAGCATCTGGTGGGTCGGAGATAGATCAGATGGAGGTCTTGTTGCGATTGAATTGAAAAATGCACTTTCAACTAGCGGCTTTTCGTTGAAGACTACAAAGAATGGCAAGGGCCAGATCGCACTGGAACTGACCGGGCATGTATCTATTAGTGCGCAGGATGTTGTTCCGATGGCATTCTACAGCATTGAGGGAACTACAGGAACTACAGGAACGACAGGAACGACGTGAGGGTGATACTTAATGAAAAAGTTATCAGAAATTAGAGGCGATGATGCATTAGATGTCCTTGCAGAAATTCTTGAGCCAGTATCCGAGATTTTTACAGATAATGATTTTGTGGACAAGATTCGTAAGGAAAAGAAAATCCAGGCAGCATCTATTATTTTAAAGAACCATAAGGCTGCGATTTTGAAAATACTTGCAATACTAAAAGGTGTTGATCCTGGCGAATATAATCCATCTTTGATTGAACTTCCTATGCTTGTGCTTGGGCTTATGAATGATCCTGAATTGCTTCCGGTTTTTCACTTAGCAGGGCTGAAGATATCTTCTGGCTCTGCTATGGAGAATACAGAGGAGACAGAACACGAATAAAGCCATTTTTAAAGTATGCACTTGCTCGTAAAAAGCATGAGGATAACGATGCTATATATAAACTGTATATATCGGATGCATTAAAAGCTGCTTACAGCTTAAACATGAGATATGCAGATTTAAAGATTGGTGATTTGAAAAATAACCAACCAAAAGAAACAGGCGAAGAAATCATAAACAGGATTTGTAAAAAAATCGAAGGATTGAAATGAGTAATGTTATTTTTGAGCTTGAGGCGTTGTTATCCCTCAACAGACAAGGTTTCGATAATGATCTAAATGATGCCGAGAGTAAGATGAGTGCTCTCGGCTCCGGTCTTTCTACAATAGCGAAAGTTGGAGCAGCAGCAGTTGGGGCAGCAACTGGTGCTGTCGTTGCATTTGGCAAATCATCTATCGATGCAGGAATGGATTTCGATTCTGCAATGGCTCAGGTTGCTGCAACAAGCGGCAAAAGTGTGGATGAAATATCTGATCTGAGAGATTTTGCACAAGAAATGGGGTCTAAAACTGCATTCTCAGCAACAGAAGCAGCAGAGGCTTTGAACTATATGGCTCTTGCCGGATATGATGCAGAAACATCAATGCAGATGTTGCCAAATGTCCTTGATCTTGCTGCTGCTGGCGGCATCAACCTTGCATCGGCGTCTGATATGATTACTGACGCACAGTCAGCTCTTGGTTTGTCGCTTAATGGTACATCTGCTATGGTAAACGAAATGGCAGCTGCATCAAGTCATAGCAATACAAGTATAGCGCAATTAGGAGAGGCATTTCTTACAATCGGTGCAACAGCAAGAAATGTTCGAGGCGGCACTTGGGAGTTATCTACTGTTCTTGGTGTTTTGGCTGATAACGGCATAAAAGGTGCTGAAGGTGGTACGCACCTTAGAAATATGCTTCTCTCGCTTCAAAATCCAACTGACAAAGGTGCGGCAGCTTTAGAGGCTTTGGGCGTATCCGTATATGATGCTGATGGAAACATGAGATCGCTAATTGACATCATATTAGATATGCAAAAAGGTCTTAGCGGAATGGATCAGCAATCTCGTGATACAATGCTTAATGGCATTTTTAATAAAACGGATTTGGCTGCTGCTAATGCTTTGCTCGGAACATCGGCTGATAGATTTTATGAACTTCAAACTGTTATTGGTCGAGGTATATCTTTAGGAGACGCAATTACTGATGAAGGTATGACAGAAATGCGTGATAAGTTCTTAGAGATATATAATCGCGTTGGTGGAGATACTAAGAAATTTTCTGAAGAAGCAAAGGCTTATTTGGAAGATTCTTTTGATATCAATGAAGAAGATAGTATAGCTGCGATAAACAATTTCGCTGAAGCTATAAAAAATGGCACAACTGATGCAGAAGAACTGAAACAGGTGCTGGAAGAAACTGGTGGAGCAGCTAAACAAATGGCTGAAACACAGCTTGATAATTTGGCTGGCGACATTACACTTTTTCAATCTGCACTTGAAGGCGCAAAGATTGCCGTATCTGATCAGCTCACGCCTACGCTTAGAGAATTTGTACAGCTTGGCACAAGCGGATTAAGCGAAGTCACACAGGCATTCAAAGAGGGTGGACTTGAAGGGGCAATGACTGCTCTTGGGGATTGGCTTAGTCAAGCACTCGATAAATTGATAGAAATGCTGCCCAAGGTTGTGGATGCAGGCGCTAAACTGCTAACTGCTTTGATAAAGGGAATATCAGATAATATCCCAAAAATCATAGATGCAGCATTGCAAATTATTACAAGCCTTGCCAACGCCATTATGCAAAACCTGCCAACTATCATTGAAGCAGGTGTTCAGGCAATTTTGCAATTCCAAAAAGGTTTGGCGAATACGATTCCAAAGCTAATGCCAACAGTAATTGATATGGTGATGTCTATCATAGATACATTGGTTAATAACTTACCATTATTGGTGGAGTCCGGAATCAATCTTTCCTTAGCAATCATTACTGGAATGATTGAAGCATTGCCTAAAATTATTGAACGCTTACCTGATATTATAGTTGCTATAGTGAACACGTTTATTGCTGCCATTCCTAAAATTGCAGAGGCAGGATTCAAACTCTTTGTCGCGCTTGTTCAAAATCTTCCTGCAATCATAAAAGGGATACTTGTTGCTGTAACTCAAATCGTTTCGGGTATCCTGAACGCATTTATGGGATATGTAAACGAGTTTGTAAAAGTTGGTATGAACTTAATAATGAGCATTGGCAGGGGCTTTGCGAATGCTGTGGGAAGTGTCATTGAAAGCGCCAAAGGCGTAGTGAGTAACATTGTTGGCGCAGTAAAGGGATTCTTTGGTATTGCTTCTCCATCCAAGGTATTTATGGAAATAGGCGACTTCCTGATGAAAGGTCTTTCTGAAGGTATTCTTGACGGTCTTAGCGGTGTTGAGGACGCAATGGACGATGTAAACGATGCTCTGGCAATAGATGATGGAAGCGTTTTTGGTGATGATTTTGTAACGACCACAACAACTGTGCGCGATACGGAACCACCTACTGACAGCCTGATCCCCACGCAGACTGAAGCGGATCGAAACATCGTAGTAATTTTAGAGCTGGATGGTGTTGAAGTTGGTAGGACCGTTGCTCCGTACATCAATCGAGAATCAAGGCGAGTTGGCGTACAGCTTGCAGGAGGTATGGCGTAAATGTTTACAGTAGACGGCATCCAATGGAATATTCCGTGTACAATAGAGAGGGCAGCAAAAGTTACGTCAAGCGATATTTCGGGAATGTTGCTTAATAAGCAGTATTTCAATGATGTACTTGGAACATTTATGGAATACACAATTACAATTGCTGTTCCTTTTGGATATGAGTACTTGTATACAGATATTTATGAAACCTTAACGGCTCCGAAAGATGGTCATACTTTTGTATTGCCATATAACGAGGATACGATTACAATTACAGGTAGGATACAGGTTGTTTCTGACCGTTATGTAAAGACACAGAATGGCAATCACTGGAGACAAACAAAATTCACGGTGATTGCCAATCATCCGTCAAAAACAATGGATCTTGAAGACGTGTTGTCAGTTGGTTTGACGCCATTGCCATCTGTTCCTCAGGCATTTGTAGGAGATTTATACGAATACACGCAAAATGGGTGGGTTAAGCGATACTACACGGACGGCGATGAGGTATATTACTGATGAAGATTGTGGTCGGTAATACAGAATATGAGTCTATAGCAAATTTATCTTTTTCACCTGAGACAGATGTGGCGGGAACGAAAATTCCCGTCAATGAATTTTGGGTCGATATTCATACAGAAGATACTATAAGTAATGGTTCGACTGTATTTTTAAAAGATGATCTGGACAACGTATGGGCAAAATACTGGATTGTATATGCCGAACATATTGCCGATAACATTGTAAGGATTTGTGGGCAATCAAAAATAGCATTACTTGATAGAAGGACATTGAAAGCGGTTATGTATAATCAGATGCCGCTTCTTAGTGTTTTAAAGACAATTTTTGCTGGATTACCCTCTGGATCGTATACGATAGCTGAAATGTATTCTGATACGGTTATAACAGGTTTCTGTCCAAAACAGACAGCTCGTGAACGTTTGCTGTGGGTTTGTTTTGTCATTGGAGCGTATGTAAAAACATATTTCTCTGAAAAGATAGAAATTTTGCCCGTTGCTGGAAATGTTGAAATGATTACGGATGAGGTAATCGAAGAAGTAGTTGACGAAACTGAGGTTTCAGTCGATCCGAGCGGTGAAGTTATTGAAACAGTTGTGGAACTGCCTGTGGAAGATGAGGTATCTTCAACTATTCCATTAGAAAAAACGTTCTGGAAACCTGTTGTATCGTATGATGATTATGTTACAAAAGTAATTGTAACCGCATACGCTTTCGAAGAGTGGACGCCACCGCAGCAGAGTGAGTCTGGAACAAGTGGCACAACGAGTGGAACAACAGGTACAACAAGTGGTACCACAACACAACAGCAAAATCCTGATGATGAATATGTTGTTGCTGGCAATAAAAAATATGTTGTAACAAGCCAAGTAGTGTCTCTTAGTAATCCAAATGTTCCTGTCACTGCTCCACCAAATGAAATTGAAATTGAT